GTAAGATTGGGAGTTCAAGACTTTCAACAGCTATTCGCAATCATCAAATCAAAAAACTTCAGAATGAAAAAACAAAACTCGATAGCAAGAAGAAAGATATGGATAGTGTTCTTTCGGAACTCAATGCTATTGATAAATACCAGCGAGAAAAGAGAGCCTCGCATGGTAAGAGCTATGTAAATAAATATATCGCAAAAGCGGCCAATGGATGAAAATGGATGGACACCAAAGTCAAAAATGAATATTCCTTCGCAATATGACGGCCAGCGAAGAATAGCAAAGAAACTTGAGAAGTACGCAAAAAGGTTTTGAGTTCAGCAAGCGCATTGGCTTAACAGCTGATGTGCTTTTTCTTTTTGGAGGAAAAATTCAAAATGGAGATGAACATTGGCTCCAGGCTGAAACACGCCTGGAACGCCTTTCTCAACCGGGACCCTCCCGGAAGCAGATATTATGGTGGCGGCTACAGTTACCGCCCTGACCGGATGCGCTTTTCCCGTGGGAGTGAGCGCACCATCATCAACGCCATCGATAACCGCATTGCGCTGGATGCAGCATCCATTACGATCAACCACGTAAAGCTCGATGAAAATAATCGGTTTGATTCGATTATTGATTCGGGCCTTAATTATTGCCTGAATACTGAGGCCAATGCCGATCAGACCGGCCGAGGCTTGATTCAGGACATCGTGATGACCTTTCTGGAAGAGGGCGTTGCAGCGGTTGTGCCAGAAAAAACGAACTTTGACCCGCGTTATAGCAACAGCTATGAAATCTATTCCATGCGCGTTGGTGTGCCTGTGGAGTGGTACCCGAACCATGTGCGTGTGCGGATGTTCAACGAGCTGACTGGACAGAAGGAGGAGATCACCTTCCCGAAGAAGATGGTGGCTTTGATTGAAAATCCGTTTTACGCAGTCATGAATGCTCCGAACTCCACTATGCAGCAGCTGGTGCGAAAACTGGCTTTGCTGGATGTGGTGGACGAACAGGCTGGCAGCGGAAAGCTGGACATGATCATTCAGCTGCCCTATGTCATCAAGAGTCCGGCGCGAAGGGAACAGGCCGAACAGCGCAGGGCTGACATTGAACAGCAGCTTTCCGGCTCCAAGTACGGTATTGCCTATACGGACGGCACTGAGCGAATCGTGCAGTTGAATCGCAGTCTCGAAAACAACATTCTGAAATCCATCGAATACCTGACGAACATGGTATACAGTCAATTGGGTGTGACACAGGAGATCCTGAATGGTACCGCGGACGAGAAAACGATGAACAATTACATGAATCGCATCATTGAGCCAGTCATATCGGCGATTGCAGACGAGTTCAAGAGGAAGTTCCTGACGAAGACTGCCCGGACGCAGGGTCAGAGCATCATGTTCTTCCGTGATCCGTTCCGTCTGGCACCGGTGAGCATGATTGCAGAGATGGCAGATAAGTTCACCCGCAATGAGATCATGACCCCGAACGAGTTCCGGCAGGTGATTGGTATGAAGCCCTCGAAGGACCCGAAGTCCGACCGGCTTGCAAACCGTAACATTGCCTCGGCTGACGAGGGGGTGCCCATACAGGGCGAAGAAACTTATGCTGACGAGCAGGGTTACGACTATGCAGATCGGCAGGAAGGAGTGTGAAAAATTCAAAATGGCAATCAATTTCGATTATGACTTTTCTGGTTGGGCGACCAAAGCCAACGTGAAGTGCTTTGATGGCCTGACCATTGCGCCGAATGCGTTTAAGGAATGTGATGGTCAGGTAGTTCCTGTTGTGTGGAACCATGATCATTCCAGCCCCGACAATGTGCTGGGTCACGCATTGCTGCAGAATCGCAAGGAAGGCGTGTACGCTTACGTCAAGCTGAACAATACGTCCAGCGGACAGACCGCCAAGGCCTGCGTGGATAATGGCGATATTGATGCAATGTCCATCTTTGCAAACGGCGTCCAGAAAGCAGGCCGAACCGTAATGCACGGCATGATCAAGGAGCTGAGTCTGGTAATTGCCGGATGTAACCCCGGTGCTCTAATCGATGAAGTCGTGAAGCACAGTGCAGATGGCACCGAAACAGACAGTTCCGAGGCCTATATTTACACCGATTCTGGTTTGAGCCTGAAGCATGGGCTGGACCCGGACGATAACCCGCTGGAAGACGAAGCGCTGCAGCATTCGGATGATTCCAGCGAAACCGACAAGGATAAGAAAGGAGAAAGCAAAATGGCTGATACCAATGAAAAGACCGTCAAGGAGGTATTTGATACCCTGACGGAGGAACAGAAGAATGTTGTTTATGCGCTTATTGGCGCTGCTTTGGATGATAACAAGGAAACGGAGGATGAAACTATGCACCACTGCTTTGAGAACAACGACGGTCCCGTACTGAAGCACAGTATGGACGAACTGAACGCTGCGATGGCAGACGGTAAACGCTGCGGAAGCATGAAAGATGCCTTTATTCAGCATGGCATTGATGACGTCGAATGGCTGTTTCCCGATGACCACGTGCTGGATACCCCGCCTCATATCATTGACAACGACCAGACCTGGGTGGGTAAGGTGATGAATGGCGTGCACCACATTCCTTTTAGCCGCATTAAGAGTATGTCGGCTGACCTGACCGAGGAGGATGCACGAGCAAAGGGCTACATTAAGGGAAACTTTAAGAAGGAGCAGGTATTTGGTCTTCTGAAGCGTTCTACCAGCCCTACCACGGTTTATAAGAAGCAGAAGATGGACCGGGACGACATTGCAGATATTAACAGTTTTGATGTGATTGCATGGCTGAAGAAGGAGATGCGCACCAAGCTGAACGAGGAGCTGGCTCGCGCATACCTGATCGGTGACGGCCGCAATACTGCTTCTGATGACAAGATTAACGAGGGTAACATCCGTCCGATTGTTAATGATGATGATTTCTATACCATCAAAGTTCAGGCGGCGGTTGCCTCGAGCGCAGACACGGTGACTAAGATCAAAGCGGCCATGAACGCAAGCCTGAAGGCTCGCAAGGATTACAAAGGCAGCGGTAACCCCACTCTGTTTACCACCGAGGACAATCTGACCGACATGCTGTTACTGGAGGACAAGATTGGTCATCGTCTGTACAAGAACGAGACGGAAGTTGCGCAGGCGATGCGTGTAAAGGAGATTGTGACGGTGCCCCAAATGGCAGGCATGAAGGGTAGCAAGGGCGGCGAGCTGTTTGGCATTGTGGTGAATCTGGCAGACTATACCGTAGGCGCAGATAAGGGCGGCGCTGTGAATATGTTTGAAGATTTCGACATCGATTACAATCAGCAGAAGTATCTGATCGAGACCCGCTGCTCCGGCGCTCTGACAGTGCCCTTCAGCGCAATGGCCATTGAGTACAATGTTACCTGATATAAAAAGGAGTAAACTATGCTGAAACCTTATTACGAGACCGGCTATGACCAGCATGTGGCAAACTATGTTGCCTACCTGCACACGGATAAGAAGCTGTATGAGGACGAGGGTCACAAGACCCAGGTCAAGAAGGCAGACGTAGAGAAGGCTTTTAATCTGGGCCGTCTGCTGGTGAAGGACAGTACCAAAACCTATCTGCCGGTTGCCATGCTGCCCACCGGCGTGGTAGTGACGGATGGCACTACTCCCACCACCTGTACCATGGCAGAGTAAAAACAAAAGGCTGCGGTTCGGTAATACGAATCAAAATGGAGGGGATGGGCCATGAAATGGAGCGGAAAAATCGGGTTTGCACAGACTGTGGAAACTG